TAAATTTAACGAATGCTTTAACCCAAAAACAAATAAAAAACTACCTTTTGATTTTTACCTCCCTAAACAGAATATAATAATAGAATATCATGGTGAACAACATTATAAAAAAACAGGGTATTTTGAGCAAAGAGCAGGAGGATTAGAAGGTTTACAATATAGAGATAAAATTAAAAAAGAATTTTGTATTCAAAACAATATTTTATATATTGAAGTATCATACAAAGAATTTGAAAATATTAATAAAATTTTAAAAGAAAAAATATGAAAATAGGCTTCTGCGGCACTCAAAGTGTTGGTAAAACAACATTAGTTAACGCATTAAAAGAATTACCTGAATTTGCTGGATATGAATTTAAAACAGAACGTTCAAAGTATTTACGTGATTTAGGTATTCCGTTAAACACAGATTCAACATTAAAGGGTCAAATAGTGTTTATGGCTGAACGTGCAAGTGAACTTATGTTAAATAACATGATAACAGATAGAACTGTAATAGATGTTATGGCATTTACACGTTTAGCTAAGTCAATAGCATATTTTGTAGCAGATGATTTTAACGATGCTGTATCGCATTTACTTCGTGAATATGATTACATATTTTATGTTTCACCTGAAGGTGTAGAACTTGAAGATAATGGAGTACGTGTTGTAGATGCTAAATATAGAAAAAAAATAGATGAAGAAATACAACAACTTATTTTAAAACATAAAAATAAATTTAAAAACTATGCTGAATTATCTGGCAGTACTGAGGAAAGAATACAGAAATTGAAACAAGTAATAGGTCTCTAATATTTATAAATAAAATTAGACAATGAAAACATCCCGTTTACTCGAAATCATACGTGAAGAAATCTCATCTGCTTTAAATGAAGCTGGTTTAGGAGATCAAATTACAGCATTACAAAAACAAAAAGATGCTATTGAAAAACAAAAAGCACCTCTTACTAAAAAAGAAGCAGATGTGGCTAAAAAAATAGCAGATCTACAGAAAAAACAAGCTGATGCACAAGTAAAAGCTGGAGCTCAACTTGAAGAAGATTCATTAAACGAAATCCCAGATTTTGGTGGTAGATTTGATCAACAAGTAGCAAAAAAGTATGGTGAAGAAGATACATTACAAACTGCTACAGATGAAATTGTTGATAGAGTATTAAGAGATAGAGGTTTATCTAAATCAGATGTGACTAAAATGGAAAAAGAAGACCTTAAAGGCCTTTTAAAAGACATCCGTCAACAAATCTCAGGTAAAAAACAAGATGTTCGAGTTAAACATGCTCTAGAAAAACAAACAGAATTTGACGATTCTGGAAGTAAATTACAAGACAATCAAACTAATAATGCTATATTAAAATCTTTAGGTTTAGTAACCCCAGGACAACGTGGTAGAAAAGCTGATCCAAATAAACCAGAAAAAACACCTTCAACAGGACAACGAGGAAGGCCAGCAGGAACTAAAACAGCTACTCGCACCCCAGGAGATGATGGATTTGACACTGTAACATATTCTGATATTGATGTTGATGTAGAAGATGACGATACTTTTGATGCAGAAAAAGCACCAGCAGGTGATTTTGAAATGGAAAAAGCAGCTCGAGGAAGAGATGAATTAATCGCACAATATAAAAGAGAAGTAGAACCAGAATTAAAAGGCAAAATTGCTAAAGCAAAAAGTGGTGATACTGAAGCTATGAGTTGGTTAAAATCAAAACAAGATATTATTAAAAGATACAATAAAGCAAAACAAGTAAATGCTTAATGGTAAAAGATAAAACATTCCAATTAAAGTTATCCCATCTAATTATAGGTGGGATACTTTTACTATTATTGTTATTTTTGGTTTATGTAAAAGTTAAACCAACTCCCATAAACACATATGACAAAGAAAAAAAGGAAATAGATAGTTTAAAAACTGAAGTAGGTAAATATAAAAAACTTAACAGTATTTTAGATGATAAAATAAGCAATCAACAAAAAGTTATAGATTCATTAGATATTAAAATTGCAAATACAGAAAAAGAACTAACCAAAACTCGTACATATTATGGCAACAAAATTAAAGATATTACTAGTTCTTCTCCTACTGAGCTCAACGAGTTTTTCACAGAAAGATACAAGTAGAATTTGCTTTTCATACGACAAGGCAAAACGTATAGCTATTGATTTAGTTAAAGGTGATTCGGCTATGGCCGAACTTAAAATAGTAAATAAACTAGTTTACCAACTTAACGAAAAAATCGATTCCCAAGACAGCATTATTGTTTTATACACTGAAAAAGAAAAAAACTATAATAGCCAAATAGTAAACTACGAAAAAATATCCGAAAAAAAAGATAAAATAATCACTGGACTTGAAAAAGACGTTATTGATTTAACCCGTAAAAACACTAATCTTAAAGCAGGACTTAAGTGGTTAGGCGGAGGATTCGTGGCTTCTGTACTTACTATTGTTACCTTGATAGCAATAAAATAATGGAAGAAAAAAGTTTAAAACAGGTAGTCCGAGAGGAGTATATAAAGTGTGCCCAATCACCGGCATACTTTATGAAAAAATACTGCTATATCCAGCATCCAAAGCGCGGACGTATCCAATTTAACCTTTACCCATTCCAAGAAAAAGTACTTACCTTATTCCAAGAGAACCCATATTCAATAGTACTTAAATCCCGTCAGTTAGGTATTTCAACATTATCTGCAGGTTATGCTTTGTGGTTAATGTTATTCCATGAAGATAAAAACGTATTATGTATTGCAACTAAACAGGAAACCGCTAAAAACATGGTTACCAAAGTTAAGTTTATGTACGAAAGTTTACCTTCATGGTTAAAATTTGCAAGTAAACCTGACGAAGCAAATAAATTAACACTTCGATTGCCAAATGGATCTCAAGTTAAAGCAATTGGTGCATCAAGTGATGCAGGTCGATCAGAAGCCGTTTCTTTATTGATTATAGATGAGGCTGCCTTCATTCACAACATTGGTGAAATATGGGCCTCAGCTCAACAAACCTTAGCTACGGGTGGAGGTTGTATTGCACTATCTACACCTTATGGTACAGGTAACTGGTTCCATAAAACATGGGTTGCTGCAGAAATGGGTGATAATAGTTTTTTACCTATTAGATTACCTTGGCAAGTACATCCTGAAAGAGACCAATCATGGAGAGATCAACAAGATGCCGACTTAGGTATTCGAATGGCAGCACAGGAATGTGACTGTGACTTTACAACATCTGGTGATACTGTATTTACACCAGAAGACATTACTTTTTACGAACAATTTCACGTGAAAGAACCTCTTGAAAAACGTGGAGTTGACCAAAATCTATGGATTTGGGAACCAGTCGACTATTCTAGGAACTATTTGATCGTAGCTGATGTAGCACGTGGCGATGGTAAGGATTTTTCAGGGTTTCACATCTTTGATGTTGAAACATTCACTCAGGTAGGTGAATATAAGGGCCAAATCAATACAAAAGATTATGGACACTTGTTAACTAGCATTGCAACGGAATATAACAATGCTTTACTTGCAGTCGAAAATCAAAGTGTAGGATGGTCAACAGTACAAACGATTTTAGATAGAGGTTATCAAAACTTTTATTATTCACCAAAAGGTGGAACAAACAATGTAGATAATTTCTTTGATCCTTATATGGACCACAGTAAAATGACACCTGGTTTTACCATGTCAAATACAACTCGCCCAATAGCAATTGGTAAATTTCAAGAAGCTGTTATGGATAAAGCAGTTGTTTTCCATTCTGTGCGCCTATTAGAGGAAATGAAAGTATTTATATGGAGAAACGGTAGAGCAGAAGCTCAAGGAGGATACAATGACGACTTGATTATGGCATTCTGTATTGGATGTTATTTACGCGAAACCGCTTTTAAACTTAGAACAAATAATATGGAAATGACTAAAAGTATGTTGAATAGTATAGGAAATTCCCGTACATCATATGCTGGAGGTTATTCCAATGGGCCAAATTATGCTGATA